TATAATACCTTCTTTGTATAAATCAAGCATTGATTTTTTAGTCATATCTGCTGCTGATCCTTGTATCAGTTTATTTAAAGCTTTATAAGTAAAAGCTCTTCTGATTCTATTTTCTCCATATTTCTTAACTGCATCTTCCCAAGTCATAGGTGTATGCATTCCAAATTGTGCTGGTTCCCATTTATTAAATCTACAACCTCTTCCAAGTAAAGTTCTGATTTCTCCTTCTCTTGAGGCCCACCTGGACGTTTCATTCATAAGATCTCTGACAAATGGAACTCTGTCGTGATACTGGTTAAATAATTGTTCTGCTTCTTGCTTCGTGCTTAAACCTAATTCTGCTTGTAACTTGGCTTTGCCCATTCCATAAAATAGCCCAAGGTTAATGGTTTTCGCTTGAATTCTACTGATGCCTGCCATGTCTGCAACAGTTTTATGAAAATCGATATTGTTGTTAGAATAATTATCTACAATTTCTTGGACTGAATTATTTTCTTTTATTACAGGAGTTGTTGCTGCAAAATGTACTACGAGTCTTGGTTCTTGCTGACTGTAATCGAAGCATCCCCACTCGCAACCTGATTCAGGGACAAATAGAGATCTAATCAGTGGACCTAAGTCTTTATTACGAGCGGGAATTTGTTGTAAATTAGGATTAGAATACGAAAATCTACCAGTGACAGTGCCACCTTGATCTGATCTTATTTGATTTATGTCAGCATGTATTCTACCTTTATGTTCATATCTTAATATAGTGTCTATAAATGTTGTATGAGCTTTATTAATTTCTCTAGCTTTAGCAATTTTTTTAACTAGAGGATGTTTGTGTTCAGAAAGAAAATTTTTTGTAAACGATGGAGCTTTGGTGTTTTCAGTTCTTTTATAAGACAATTTTAATTTGTCAAAAATCGTAGCAATAGATCTTGCTGCCCATATTTGAGCATCTATCTGTGTTTCTTGTCTTATTTCTTGCAATAACCCTTTTTCTTGTTCAAGCAGTTTTTGTTTTAATTGGTGAGCTTTTTCAATATCTACTCGAACGCCTTTAAATCTCATATCTACTAAACAAGGAAAAAGTTGAGTTTCTAAATTAAAAATTTCTGTTAAATTATCTTTTCTAATTTCTGAAGAAAGTCTTTTAAATAAATCTAATGTAAGAGATGCGTCTTTTTCTGCATACTCACCAACATATATAGCGGGTAATTTGTAGAGTTCTGCTTTAGGATCTATACCCCAATTTTTAGCTATTTCAAATAATGTAGCTTCACTTTTTCTTTCCCCTAAGTATTCCCAGCTTAATGCATTTAAAGTATAACGCATTCTATTTTCATCAACCAAAGAAGCCATAACCATAGTGTCCATGATATGACCATTAACTTTTATTCCATAAGAACGAAGCCAACATACATCATACATAGCATTATGAAATATTTTTGTAGCTTCAGTTGCACAAACTGCTTTAACCCATTCTAAAATTCTTTTTTTATCTAAATTGCCTCCACCTTCATGACCAAAAGGATAGTATTTACACCATCCATCCACAGCAACAGCTACTCCAATAATTTCGCCATTACCAATAACAGCCCCTGATCCTTTAGATTTTAAATCAGGATCTTTTGTTTCTAAGTCTATTGCTATAAGTTTATATCCGCTTAAATCCGGAAAATTGTCTGGAGCTATCCATTCAGTTTGAGCTTCGAACATCATATTTTATAGAACGTATATTTTAATGTTAGTTCTTCTCCTTCTTTAATGTCTTTAATCGTGATTAGGTTCCATACATTAAAATAGTAAACGGGTTGCTTATCCTCATTAGTAAATCGTAATTTAATTTTTTCGCAGTTAGGGTTGTCTTTGTGATTAATAAATCCTCCAAGAGGAGTTCTGATAAGGGTATCACTGACTTTTATATGCGTCATACCTAGATTCTTTCCCTGTGGAATGTCTTCTTTTGCAAATAACCCAATGTCATGAATATCAGAAAATCCTAAACGTAATTCTTTAGGTAAAGGTTTATACATCGTAGTCTCTTTCAATAATCATTTCAATATAGTGAATAGCTTTTTTCAAATCTTCCTTTCCTCCTTTATATGCGTGTCTGCAGATGTATTTTATAGCATTTCCTTCTGCGAATAGCAACTTATTGTCATTTATAAATTTACTCGGCTGAATTTTCATTTTCCTATAATGTGATCCTCCGATTTGTGTTTTATAAGCACTCATGCAATCCTTCTGTTTCCAATTCTGTAATAATATTTAGTTTCAGGATTTAACCAATAAACTTTTTGTTTTGCTCTAGTTATGGCAACAAACCACATCCTATGTTCTGTGTCTGGATCTCTTTTTGCACTTTTCCAAGCAGGTCTTGGCATATCTGGAAAAATAACAACATTTTCTGCTTCATCTCCTTTTGCTCCATGGATAGTTCTGATTCTAACTCTCGCTTTCTCTTTTGGATTTAAATCTTTCTCTACATTTTCAATATAACTAATTTGTCCCGGGTTTTTTATAAGATCAAAACAATCTTGCCACTTGCCTTTACATAATATACCATATTCAGCCATTAATTCTTCTAAAGTAAGCTGCTCGTTTCTTGCTTTTTTTAATTTTTTTAAATTTTCACCTTTTGGTTTTATCTTTTTGCCACTCATATATTCCCAAATATCTTTAATCTCTTCACCTCGTATAGATTCTTTATTATTTAATTTTTTCCACACTGTTAGTGCTTTTACTAATTTCGGTGGTAAAAGACTGTTACCTTTGTCAAAATAAATATTCTTTCTGTAAAAATGCTCTTTAACCTTTTTAACCATTAAATTATCTTTTTTCCATCTAAATAGTAAAAACCATTGTCCTTTTCTGTAATCTAGATTATGAAACAATTGGTTAGTTATAAAGTCTCCTTCCTCTCCTTTTGGCTCCCATTTTTTAGGCATTCTTTCTTTTATACATTCTAATATTTTTTTTGCTTCATTAAAAACTTTTTTGGGAACTCTTCTAGAAAGAGTAGTTTCTTTGTCATCAACTGTTCCCTTTAAATCAATAAAAGGTTGAGGGTCAGCACCTTGAAATTTAAAAATCGTTTGGTCGTCGTCTCCTGCAATATAAGATCTTTGACAATGTTCTTCGATGTAAAAAAACATTTCCCACTGCAAAGGATTTAAATCTTGTGCTTCGTCTAGAAAAACTACTTCTAGATTCAAGTTGTTCATTATTTTGTCTTTTTTAAATAAATCAATCATGTCAGCAAAATCAAACATTGGTTTATCTTTTTTATACTGGATTAAATGATTATTAAAAATTTCTAGCTTGGAATATTTAAAATTAGGATGGTCTGTCAGCATTTCTTTGTGTTGTTCCCTGAGAGATTTTTTTCTACATCTAGAAAGATTAACAGCTTTTAAATATTGATTTCCAAAAGTCATAACCCCGTCTTCATTTTCTTTTTCGTCGTAAGGGAATCTACTAAAATAATCATTTCCTTGGCTCTTTTGAATATAGGTTTTAAATCCGTTCCATTCTTTCCCAGCTAATAAATTGTTTTTTGTAAATTTTGTATTATTTCTTTTTCCCATAGCATGCATAGTAGAAAAGAAAGTAAAGTCTTTATCTAATTTATATTTTGGAAATTCTTTTACAATGTCAGCTAGCTTTCTTTGAACTTCTGAAGTAGGATCTTTGCCAAAAGTCAAGTAAGCTATTTTTGATGGATGTGTACCTTTTCTTATTTCTTGTCTAAGATAACTGTTTGGTCCTTCTATTAAACGATAGGTTTTTCCAGTTCCTGGAGGACCAGGAATAATAGTTCTTATTACTTCTTCTGCCATTTAGCTTTCTCTATTTCTGGAGCCCGAGTATCAATTTCTTTTGCCACAAGTTCTGGCATTCTAAAAATTCGAACGTCAATTATTTTATCATTTACTTTAGGATAAATCTTATCTTCTACTGCACCGAATTTTTTCTTAAGTAAACGAACGGTATTGATTCTTTTAACATTCCATTCATTTGTATTTTTAAGAAATTTCCAAAAGTCTTTAAATTTAAAATAACTTGTTCCATCTTCAGAGAAAGCTGAGCCATTACATATATCTTCTAGTTTATTGCCTTTGTAGGCATCCGTTATAAAATCTTCTAAATGATCTCTTAACATGTTTTCAGGTTTTAAACTTTCAGGGGCTTGTATAAAAAATTCTTCGTCATCTTCTGTTTTAGGAAATAGTGAGGATAAATTCTTTTTCCATATTTGTTGTCCTATATGTGGTAAAAGCACATTTATTTGTTCCATACAGGCCTTAGAAAACTCATCAAATTTATACAAAATATCAGTTTGAACCTCTACAGTTTTACCATTAACATCTAAAAACCATAAAGGAGGTTCAGAAGTATATTTTCTTAAGTTTGTAAGTTCTGGCATCAAATTTCCTCTGCCAATTCCAAATTTTCTAGTTTGACAAGTTATTGAGTCACAAAAATTACATATTGGAGGACTTTTACATTTGTATTGATAATCCTTTTTGTCCAGTGATTTTTTTACTGTTTCCACCTCCTGATATCTTAATGGTGGTTTCATATATTTATTGTTGTAATCTTCTAATTCTGTTTTCCAATTATCTGGTTTAGCTTTTTTTAAATAAACTCCAATATTATAGAGTCCATCATTCCTACTTCCTTCAGGAAAGCCTTCTGAGCAAAGTGTTTGTAAACAAGGAGGTCCATCTGTTACTGAACCATTTTTTACTTGTTTCTTTGTTTCTACATGTAAATTTTCTAATTGTTTTTTAGTTAAACTATTCTTCTTATGTAATTCTATAAACTCATTTAAATTAGCAGCGTCTCCATTTT